GCCGCCATATTCGCTCCACTGCTTTGTGCTTGCACCGCTATAATATGCCTTTAGTCCAGTTTCTAAACTATCGCTTGTCCCCTCAAAAAAGTAGGTTTTTAGCGGTGCTTTTAGCAGCTCTTTTGTCTCCTCTATACTTAGGCTTTTAGGCTCGGTATCAAATTGATGCGCTAAATAAGCCCTATTTAGCTCGGTTTGGTTATAAAAAAACGTTCGTCAAAGGCTAAATACTCATCCATTTTTGGCGCAAAGACTTCATCAACCCTAAAAAGTACATCGTTATAGGCTCTTAAATCAAGCATGATTAGCCTTATTGATTTGAAGCGAATTTAAAATAATGATGCTATCTCGGTCAGCTGCTGGGATTGGCGTTTTTACCTCAACGGATGCGGTATTTTCATCAAAAGCCACTTCAATGATCTGCGAGATGTGTGGCGTCTCGTTGATCTTTAGCGTGCTAAAAAACTCTTTTATTCTTAGGTCTGCATTTGCCAAAATTTCATTAAACATAAAATTCTGCTTTGGCGCGATCTCAATAACTAGATCAAGACTAACTTTATTTGCCTCTTTTATGCGTACATCATCGGTTAGTGGGATTTTGTCTTTTAGTGCCTCTTTGATCTTTTCTTTAGCAATTTGCCCACTAAATTTGGATAAATAGACTACTTGCACGACGCCAGCATTTAGCTGATATACATTTGCTTTGCTTATGCCCTCGACGCTTAATACATGAAAAAGATAAGCTTTTTCACTGCCAGCCGTGCTAAAGCGATGAAGTGCTAACAAAAACCTATCCCTCAGCTCGTCATCGCTCTCACGTGCCTTAAAGCCACTAAAAGGCTCTTTTATGTTTATCTCGGTTATATAGATGTTTGGTATTTCAAGTGTCGTAGTTTCGTAAGGCTCTTTAAAATAGTCTGCCGCTTCGATCTCAACTATTGCCGTGTCGCTTACGTATATATCTTTTAGCAGATATGCAAAATGCCCTTTGGTGTCCGTAAATTTAGTGCCTTTGCTTAGAAAAGTTGAGCTATTTACTTTTATCTCGATCTTTGCGATCGGCTTTATCTCTTCATTCCGCTTTATGCCGATTAGTTTTACAAGCTCATCGAGATACTCGCCTTTGCTAAAAAGTAAGTAGTTTTGAGAAATTTTGACGTTTGTAAGCTCGATAAAATTGTTAAGCTTAAATAAAAATATATCAATAAGCGTCATATAATCATCCCCTATTAGTGGGATATAGTCTAGCTTTCCGCTCTTTGTTTTAAACTCACTTATGATAGCTTCTCGCTCTTTGTCTATATCTAGTGGCTTTATAAAATTTGGCACTTTCATATTTTTAGCCTTAGGCTCTTGCTAAGAGCTGATGCCTTTACTTCATAGATTAAATTTATATCAAGCTTGCCATTAACCACGCCATTAAAATCTATACTTTTAAGCATTATGCGTGGCTCAAAAAGTTCTATTTGCTCTATTATTTCACTTTTTATTTCATTTAAAACAACAAGGTTAAAGGATTTGTCGATATATCTACTTAGCCCAAAATTAGGGCGTAAAGTCTTTGTCAGCTTCGAAGTTAAAAAAATACGTCTTATGTTTTCATCTACGCTTATTTCATATCTCATAACTCCATTTTATTTTAAACAATACTCTATTTTTATGGCATACATTAAAATAATTCTAAGCTTGATTGCCAAGAGGTGTTTATCTCGTGAGTGATCTTTTTTATGATAAATTTAAAAGGCTCATCTTTTTCATCTACGCTAAGCAATAAAAATCCACCTGCAAAAAATGGCTCACCTAATATCTTTAAATTTGCACTTTGCTCTTCATTTTGTTGATTTTGCAGTTTTGTGTTTGCTAGCATTAAAGCCCTGTCTTTGCTATCTTGCATAGATGTTATTTTTAACACTGGCTCTTTTTGCCCAACCCTTACTACTTCATCCATTCCGCTTTTTGTGTTATGCCATGTTACTTCACAACTATTATATTTTATAGTCTCTTTTTCTTCCCAATTAAAACTAATCGCGTTATTGGCATGATAGCTATATGTTATTCGGTTGCTTTGTTTATCTCTATCAAAGAATATTAAAGTGTTGTTTTTTATGCTAAAACTTAAATTTAAATCCTTCGCCATTTTATCTAAAAAAGCGACATCGCTTTGATCGTGCTGCTCTAGCGTTACTATTTCATCGCTTCTTATAAAATCTATTTTGTAATTATAAGAGTTCTCGCGTGCAAGTTGCTTGATGATATTTGCATAAGTTGTGTTTAAAAATGTTCTATTTTTTTTGGTTTTAAAATCTTTTGTAACATCAGCTGAAATAGCTTCTATCTCGATACTTCTTTTATACTCATACTTCAACGATACTATGATGAAAGAGCCTAAGAAATTATCATTTACATAAATTTTTATCTCATCTTTTACTCTTGGTTTGGCATTACTCCACACTAAATTTATATTTAATTTATCTGCCTCATCCCCCTCATTATCTTCTATTTTTATATTGTGCCATGTCATTAAACGCGTCTTATCAACACCGTTATAAAGGATTTTAACCTTTGGCTTTATAAAATTTATTCCCATAAATAACGCTCTTTTTTGATCTTAGGCTCAATATCAGGTAAATTTACAATATCCCCCGCAGATAGAAAAAATTTTGTCAATAAGTGCTCATTTTCTCTTAAAAAATTACTATAAGTGTCTTGATCTAATGAGCCATAATTTTTAAAACATATCATATCTAGCTTATCATTATCTTTTGCCATATATTTATTCATCTTTTTAACTCCATATTTAATAATCCCACAGCTCTTTCTTGCAACTTCTCACTAAAACTCAATGCCAAAACATCAAGATTTGTCACTTTTTTAATATAAAAATAATCTTTCCTTCTTAAATTCCCACTGCCTATACTAAAGCCATTTACGCCCTTGGCCTTGCTAGAGATAAAGAATTTTCCGCCATGTCTATTTTTTTGTTCGCCATAGCCCTTGTTATATGGTCTTACAGCATTTTCTAACATAAAAGGTGTTATCTGCTTATTTGTTGCTGTTATTTTTATGTGTAAATTTGTACTTCTTGCTCTATACTCTTTTAATCTTTTTTTGGTTAAATACTTCTCTTTTACAGCAACATTTTTTAAAATCAACTCTCTTTGCTCTTTTTTTATCTTTGTTAAAACCCTATTTAACGCATTTGCTGTATCTTTTAAAATAGCATTTTTATCCATTTAAGATAACCCCACTTATATTTAGCGTTTTGGTGTAATACATCACGCCGTTAAACTCACTCTTTATAAATGTATCTATACTTGTAACTACTTCGGTTATAAAAAAATCTTTGTTAAAACACAGATCAAAGCTTGATATTTTAACCACTCTTGCCTCTTTTACAAGCTCTTCAAAGCCGATAAAATCTATCAAATCAGGCAACAATATCTTAGCCTCAAAACTAAGCGTCTGCTCGTAGCCACCTATATGAGAATAAAAAGGTCTTGATATGGTTTGTGTTTTTTCTAAATTTACACTTAGAATTTTACTTAGACCGCTTATGTTATTTGTTACTTTAAAGATATATTTATCTATGCTTATTATCATCAGTCGCTGTCCTTAAACCTATATGAGCTATTTTCCACTGCTTTTGCTACATTTTCAGGTGTTGCAGATGAATTTTGCATATAGACATTTACAGTCTTATTATCATTTACCACCTGACTTTTTGTATTTTTGCTATCTTTTAACTCTTTAACATCGCCTTTAGTATCTTGTTTTTCATCGTTAAACCAAGAAAAGGGGTTATACCAATTTTTTTCTTTGCCATCTCCTATACCAAGTGCGTCTTTTGCCCCCTTTGTCACATCATCAAAGCCCTTTTTTATATTAGTAAAAATCTCTGTTATGCCTTTTATCTTTTTATCTATCCAATTAAAGAATTTAGTAAAAATACCAGTGACCCATTTTACTGCTTGATCAAAGCTATTTTTTATCACTTCGCCAATATTTTTAAAGATAGGAGCTAAAAAAGCACATGCTCTTTTAAAATAGCCAACTAAATCATCCCAATAATAATAAACCAACGCAATCGCTGCTCCAATAGCTACAATAATAGCTCCAATGCCTGAACTAATCAGTGCTGCTGTCATTAATCTTGCTCCAACTGCGACAGCTTTAAAAATACCATTTAAAGCCATTAGTGTAAATTTAACTCCAACTATCATTGCTTTATATAAAGCCATTGATGCAGTTGTGAGCTTAGCCCATATGTTTTGAAGTGATAAAGCAGCGATACAGCCTTTTATACTGCCAGTTACACTAACACAAGATAGACCTGTGCTTAATATAGCCAGTTTTAATCCACCAAATATAATAGAGCCAAAGGTTTTAAATATCTTAAAAGCCATAACGATAGAGTAAAGAGAGGTTAAAGCGCCAATTGCACCACCTACGCAAAGAGTAAAGTTTGGGAATTTTGTAGCTGCTGATGATATAAAATTTGTTAATTTACTTATGGCATTTGATGCTTGTTTTAAAAATGGCAAGAATACAACGCCTATCTTTTGCCCTAACTCTGCAAAGTTGTTTTTTAATATCTCTATTTGATAAGCTAGCGTCTCTTTTTGCCTTGCATCCTCTCTTTGGATACCACCAAGATATGCTGTTTTATCAGCAGCCTTTTTAACATTTTCTTTGTATTCATCAAGCCCTTTAACTAGCGTTGAAACATTGTTTATATGTTCTTGCCCAAAAAGTGCTTTAATAATTTCAGCTCTTTTAAACCTATCTAGCCCTTTTAGTTTTTCTAAAAATTTAATAAGCGTTCCCTCGCCATCTTTTTCAAAGGCACTTTGCATATCTTCAACATCTATCCCAAGCTCTTTAAAAGCCCATTTAGCTGAAGATGTCGCCTTTTTTGCACCAGCTAAAACGCTAAATATCTTTGACATTGATGTTGATGCTTCATTTGCTGGTATTGATAAGCTTGTCATCGCTCCACCTAAATTTACTAAATTTTGAGCATTTAAATTTAGCATTTCACCAGCCGCGCCAACATCATTTAAAACGCTTATTACCTTAGGAACGCTAGTATTTGAAGTATCTGCGATATAGTTAATATAATCGCCTAATTTTTCTACTTCTTTTATGTCTTTTAACTTAAAGACATTTTTTAAATTTGCAATGTTGCTTCCAGCCTCTGATGTGCTCATCTCAAAAGCATTTGCCATTTGTGCGACTAATTTTGTGTAATCTAGTAGTTGCTCTTGAGCTATGCCAAGCTTTGCTCCCTCAAATGAGATACTAGCTAGCTCATTCATACTCTTTGGCACTTCTCTTGTTAAAGCGATTATCTCATTTGAAAAATGTTTGAATTCATCAGCTGAAAAATTAGTAACCTTTTTTACATCTACCATCGCTTTTTCAAAGTCAATAGCCGTTTTAACTGGAGCTCTAAGCACAGCTAAAGCTCCAACTGCTGCTACAATTTTTAGCTTCATCTTATCTATCTTTGCTGTAGCTTCGTCAATATCTAATTTTACTTTTGCCTTTGTTGCTTCTTTGAGTTTGTTTTTTACCTCATCAAGTTGTGCTTTTGGCAAATTTAATTTAAGACCAGTTTGATAGCTATCTTTAACGCTATTAAAAGCTTTATTTAAATTGTCTTTTATTTTATTTGCGCTACCATTAACAGCGTCTAAAGCCTTATTTAAAGCAGATAGATCGATGTCAAAAACTAAAGATGCGTTAGCCATTTTTAACCTTTCTTAGGAGCTTTGTTTAAATGTTTGCTGATATTATCATTGCAATTACTTTTATTTTTTCTATAATTTTTTTATTTTTTTTATCACTATCTCTTTT